CCCGCACAGCGGACGCCGAGCCCGTTGAAGTCTTCAATCATGCAGCATTGACCGTTCTCAATAAGCCGAACAATTTCTATACTTTCTTCGATCTGATTGAGACTGTTCAACAGCATATCGATCTGACCGGTGAAGGCATCATTGTCGTCGCCCGCAACAAGGCATTCAAGATGCCGCTTGAGTTGTGGCCATGCCGCCCGGACAGAATCGAGCCCGTTCCGGACAAGGACACTTTCATTCGCGGGTGGATCTATTATGGTCCCAATGGTGAGAAGATTCCGCTTGAGAACGATGAAGTCATTCAGATCAAGCTGCCTAACCCGATGGATCCCTATCGTGGTATGGGACCGGTGCAGTCAATTCTGACTCAACTGGACGCAGTGCGATACACGGCGGAGTGGAACCTCAATTTCTTCCGCAACTCAGCCGAGCCGGGCGGAATCATCGAAGCGCCGCGTAAGCTGAGCGCTAATGAGTTCGACGAACTGCGTTCCCGCTGGGGTGAGCAGCACCAAGGTGTCGCACGTGCACACCGCGTTGCCATCCTCGAAGGAATGAAATGGGTAGAACGAAAGTACACCCAGCGTGATATGCAATTCGTCGAACTCATGCAGGCATCCGAGGAACAGATACGCGTAGCGTTCGCCTTCCCAAGACCGATGCTTGGAACGGTTGATGACACCAACCGCGCCAACATGGACGCTGCTCAGACGATATTCGATCGTGCGTGTGTTGTCCCCCGGCTGGACCGGATCCGCAACACGCTGAATGCGCGCTTTCTGCCACTATTCGGTGACACCTCCGGGGACCTTGAGTTCGTTTTCGACTCGCCCGTGAAGGACGACTCAGCCGAAGAGAATGCCGAGAGGAACAGCAAGGCAACGGCTTTCAAGACGTTCATTGATGCTGGGGTTAGCCCGAAAGATGCCGCCGAGGTGTGCGAGTTGCCACCCATGGCGATGGCCCCGAAGCCCAAGCCGATCATCGCTGCCCCGAAGGTCGACCCCGAAACGGAACCCGAACCCGAAGCCTTCCTGTCTCGCGCGCGCGCGCGAGCGCCACGCCTTCCGCGCTCGCCTCGAGATGCTGACGACGAGGATCTCCCGTCAATCGAGCACGTGCAGGTCTCATGGGAGGCCATCCTCGCCGGACTTCTGGCATCCTTCGGCGGGATCCTCACGAGCTGGTACGACACCCTGACCGAACAGGTGCGCGCGCTCGCCGGATACAGCCCCGGCTTCTCGGGATTGCACGTCTCCACCCTTGCGGGTACCGAGGTGCTGACCTCGGCCATGGAGCGTGCCGCACGCGAGGCTGCTGAAGGCGTCGTGAGTGAGGCGCTCGCTCAAGATGTTGTCATCCCTGCCGGCGTCGTGCACCCCGACCTCATGCGCACTCGAGCCGAGACGATCGTGGCTCTGCTTGGGCAGGACTACTCAGTCTCAGCCGGCCGGGAGGGGCTACGCGTCGGTGGCGACGCCGACCGACTGCGTGAGCACCTTGACTCATTGACCCCGGCCCGGCTGGAGCTGCACCTCGGCAACGCGCTCACTCAAGCACAGCACTCCGGACGCCTGGCGACGTTCGGCCAGCTTGCCGACGGTCCGGTGCCCGCGTACTACGCGTCTGAGCAGCTCGACGCCAACACCTGTGAGTACTGTCGCGCGGTGCACGGTCGATGGTTGGGCAATGACTTAGGTGCCGAGGTGAATGCGATGTACCCCACGGGCGGGTACGTCTCGTGTCAGGGGCGTTGGCGTTGTCGCGGTCAGGTTGTGTGCGTGTGGCGTAAATCTGGTCAGCGATGGATAGAAAAGGAACCGATATGAGGCGATGGAGTGTCAGAAATGATGCCTCGGGTGGGGATCGCCTACGCGAACTCCTCGCCAAGAGGCGTCCAGTCAACAAGTCAGGTCAGTGGTACCGGTTCGAGAATGCCGCCGACGAAACAGCTCACGTATACATTTACGATGAGATCGGGTACTGGGGAAATTCGGCCTCTGAGTTCCTGGAGAACTTGAAACAGATCTCCGCTTCCAGCATTGTCATGCACGTCAACTCTCCCGGAGGGGACGTATTCGACGCTATGGCGATCATGAACGGGTTCCGGAACCATCCGGCATCCGTTCGCGCCGAGGTCGACGGTATCGCAGCGTCGGCGGCTTCGTTTATCATCCAAGCCGCCGATCACATCGTGATGATGCCCGGAAGTCAACTCATGATCCACGATGCTTCCGGATTCTGTTTCGGAAACGCAAGCGAGATGCGCGAACTCGCCGATGAGCTTGAGAAGTGTTCTGACCTCATCGCCAAGGTGTATGCGGATCGCTCCGGAAAGGACACGCAGGCTGAGTGGCGTGACCGCATGCTTGCTACCTCGTGGTATACCCCGGAGGAAGCTGTCGCGGTAGGGCTGGCCGATGAGGTAGTCGACGCAGGCAAGCGCAAGAAGCCGTGCGCCGAGGCGCCACGTCATCCGATGACCGGTGAGCGGATGGATATCGTCGGCATGTTCGAGGAGATCAGGACGGGTATCACCACCCGGATCGATACTGATCTTATCCGCACTGGTGTCGAACTCGCGGCCAACAATCGCCCGGCGGAACCCCTGTCGGTGAAGAAAACAGACAATCGCGTGAGCGTTAGCGCGGCAATAAGGGAAGGACTAGCGCTATGAATCAGTCTGCTGCTATTTCGCGCGGTATTGCCGCGCGAATGGCCATGCTGGGTATCAAGCCGGAAGACATGAGTCGGATCCACAATGACACTCCGGCATGGACGGAGCTTCCGAAGGACTTCGTTGTTCCCGACTCTCCGTCCGCTCTCGAAGAACTGATCAGTGACGAGAGCAAGTTGAAGCATCTCGTCACGAACGGAAAGCTGTTCGCCGAGACCATCCGCGCCTACGCGACTATGGTGATGAACCGAGAGCAGGACCTTGGTCGCCAGGTGCGCGAGCTGGCCGAGAACAGCCTCGCCGAGTACCTGAAAGAGCAGGGCGTCGGAAAGATCGACCGCCCTGAGCTGGTTCGGACAACCGACTCCCTCCTGCGCCAGGCTCCAGGCATGGCAACGGGCGGCCTGTACAACAAGAACGCCATGGGCGCTCAGATCGACGGAGTCACTGAAGGATTCTCTGACTACTTCCGTACAATCTGGCACAACACGAACCGCGACGTCGAAACGCAGCGAAAGATCGCTAAGATTCGCGCTGCATTCTCCTCGACCGTCCCGTCCGAGGGTGGCTTCCTCATCCCGGAAACTCTCCGGAGTGAGATTCTGCGAGTCGCGCTCGAAACGGGCATCATTCGCTCCCGAGCGCGCGTCATCCCGATGGAGTCCTTGCGCGTTCCGTTCCCTGCAATCGACAGCACGTCGAACGAATCGTCCGTGTTCGGCGGTGTCGTCTGCTATTGGACCCAGGAGGGTGCGGCTCTCACGGCGAGTGCAGCGGCGTTCGGGCAGATCACGCTCGAAGCGGCTAAGCTGACCGCCTACTGCGAAGTTCCCAACGAGCTGATTGCCGACTCCGTCGGCTCGTTCGAGGCCTTCATTTCGGGCATCATGCCCGAGGCGATGGCTTTCTATGAGGATGACGGATGGTTTAACGGCTCGGGTTCCGGAGAGCCGTTGGGCATCACAGGTGCTGGTTCCCTCGTTTCCGTCGCCAAGGAAACGGCTCAAGATGCAGACACAATCCTCTGGGAAAACATCATCAAGATGTATGCCCGGATGCTACCGACG